CTCGCGGGGAGCGGTGGTCTGTGAAGACCGCCCCATAAGTCGTAGACTCGGGGTGTGAAGCAATGAAAATTGTGACGCGTTGGCTCGAGACAACCGGCCATTCCAGCTGGTTTGTGTCTTACGTCGGGATGATAACCCGAAGGACGTTTTTAATATTATGTCCATCGTAAGTATTCTACGCAGGTGAGGATTAGGGGTCTCATCAACCCGACCCTCACCCACCTTCGGAGTAAAAGATATGGCCTTACCCCCCCCTAACGAGAACCTACTTTATACCACAAAATGCTCTACTACTGTTGAGCGTCTAGCGGGCAGTTATAATGGCCCGTATTTGACACGCAACTGGTGGACGGAGACGTGGAGAAAGAAGGATCGCGCTTGGGTTAGGGTTCCGAAGGGGTTACGACATCTAACCAACCCATATACAGCATGGCTTTTCGAAGCAGAACCTATGGGTCAGTATGCCTACACCTGGCGGAATCGTTATACCGTCGGTTTCCAGCAAGCTGCCTATGATTACTGCAAGATGGCCGGCGATTTGTATTTCGCTGGTCCTGTGGAAAGTTGGTTAGCGACAAAAGCGACTGTCAGCAGCACCGATGCTCTCTTGACGACTGTTCGGAACTCCGTCCTTAAACAGGCGGCTGGACAAACATTCAATGCAGCGTTGTTCACGGCAGAAGCTGGTAAAGTTCTAAACCTGTTGACCACGAACGCGAGAAAGATTTATCGTTCGTTCCGGGAGATTAAAACCGGGCGGTTAATGGGGAGGTCACTAAAGGAAACAGTTCGTCGAGCATGCAGTGCCCTGGGCATTGTCAACTCTAAGAAATGGGACCCTAAGGCCTCAAGAGCGTCGCAATGGCTTGAATACCGGTATGGTGTCGAGACATTGATGATGGACGTACGTGACGCGGCCGAATACGCTGCTAGCAAAATGTCCGACCAACCCGAGCGTTATAAGTGGCGGTCTTCTAAGGCCGCCTCGTCCGATGTCGTTACCGACTATCCGTCGTCCTGGGGCCAGTTTCTTGGCGTCTACCAGTCCGGAATTTTGTTAGACCCCATGCGGGTCCTGCAGACAGTCACAACCGCGCAAGCTTGGTTGGAAGCTGAGTTAGAGACATCAGGCTACCGCTCTATGCAACAACTGGGATTCGCAAACCCGGTGGGAATGGCGTGGGAGTTAATCCCGTTGTCGTTCGTTGCAGATTGGGCTTTAAATATCGGTAGTTATCTGGACTTGCAGACCTCCTTGTGGGGTTTAAAGGTTCTTGACGCCGGGTATTCGCTGAAGCGTGAGGCCTACGCCGAAGTGACAGTGCGACCTGCTACACCCACTACCGGGTCTGATCCATACCATACGAAACCGTTCGTACCTCCTGCAATCTGGGTTGGTGCAACAACGCGATCGTATAAAGGAAGCAGGTATCAACGGTGGGCGTGGGTTAACCCCTCGCCTGAATACACTTTGGGATCCGGATTGGATATTAAGCGCACGGTTGATTCTGTTGCGTTGCTCTTCCTCGGATTCAGGAAGTAACACCTTATGTAGGAGAACTACGATGTCAGTTATCACTGCAATGACTATCGTCGGCTTGTCACATGTCGATGGTACTACCGCGAGCAATCACACCTTCACCAAGGAAGCGAACGTCCTTAACGGGATCAAGCTGCGTGACACTGCTCAGGCGGATTATAGCCTCGCCCCACGGCTCACCTTCACCGCCAAACAACCGACGGCCACAGGCAGAGTCATCAGGGAGAAAACTACCGTGACGATCCCTTACAAGGATCCTGTTACTGGTTTGCTGGCGGGTACGATTACTCGGAACATCGAAGACATCATCCCGGTAGCGGCACCGTTGAACGTCCGGAAGGATGCTGCAGCTAGCTTTCACAGCCTGGCCGCAGCCGTCGCTGTCAAGGATATAATCATCAACCTTGACTTCGCGTCTTAATAACCCGCAAGGAGCTTTAAGATGAGAAAGCCGTCTGCTCGTGATGAGCGTCGTGCGCGGGTGGGGAAATTCTCCCGCCTTGAGCTGTCGCCAGAAAACTTAGGCGCTGTTCTAACCTCCTTCCTTGACGATTCTACGCCAATACAAAAACTGGTAAAGGATTGCGTTGCTCGCAGGGACTATATGTCCTTAGTAAAACTCAGTGTAGACCCTAGGGTCTACGACGATCCAGAGGTGTATTTCTGGGACCGTCAAGCCACTGAACTCCTCCGAAAGTATCCCTTTTCTGGGATGGAGGAAACTGCGCGCGATGCTGCAATCAAGACATTTCTTAAGTCAGAATCTGACTGTGCTCGAACCAATACTCGATTCACCGCAAGCAGTGAGCATTTGTTTACTGCGGCTGAGCGTAACCTCATAAAACAGGTCCGCCGCCATATTCGGTATGTCTTGGGTAGGTTTGATTCCAATGAAATGATTGATGAAGCGCGTCACGGCCCTGGGACCTGCCGTGGTCTGGAAGCCCTCGGGTTTCGAGGTCATGGTTGTGTTGGTGGTGAGTTTAAATTTGAGTCGAAAATCACTCTCACTGCCACCCTAGTGCCATATGCTAGTGCGATACTCCGTGAGTATCCGCTATGGGATTCTGCAAGTATTGCGGCCCACGGAGCAGAACTCCGCTTCGAGCTAGTGGATGGAAATGCTGTTACCACTGTACAAAAAAGTGCATTAACGGATCGTACCATCGCCATCGAGCCTATGCTGAATGTGTTTCTACAGCTCGGCGTAGGTGGAATGATACGAAGACGGCTCTCGTCCCGTGGAGGTTTTAATCTCGACAAGAGTTGGAGGCGGAATCAGTTGCTTGCTAAGAAAGGATCGATTGATGGGAGTTATTCCACTATCGATCTGACGAACGCGAGCGATACTATCGCTTTCAATGTAGTTGCGACCCTCCTTTCAAGGGATTGGTTTAGAGTACTGGAGAGCTTACGCTCTTCGGTTGGCACTTTCCGGATGGGCACAAAGAAAGAAACTTGTGTCTATCAGAAGTTTTCCAGCATGGGCAACGGTACCACGTTTGAGCTCGAAACCCTGATATTTTGGGCGATTTGTCGAGCGTGTGGTGTACCACCTAGTGACTTGGCGGTGTTTGGCGACGATATTGTTGTTCCTGTCGCCTATACAACTTCCGTGTTGCAAGCCCTCGAGTTCTTTGGGTTCACACCCAACCTCGCGAAGACGTTTACGACTGGACCGTTCCGCGAGTCTTGCGGAAAGGATTACTTCTTGGGCCGGGATGTACGCCCCTTGTACCTCACTAAGGAAGTTAACAATGGTCAGAAAGTCGTCAACTTTGCGAATGCTATCCGCGACCTCGGTGTACGGCGAAATCAAGCATGTGGTTATAATGATCACAGTGCTGATATACGTCTTGCATCAGGGTGGCACTATACCGTGGGATGTATTCCTCGGGATATTCGCAATGAGATAAGTTCCCCTCCCTTCACGGCCTACGGGCTGTGGAAAGGGGATCTGGCACATGTTACGGATCCATCGGGCGGTTTCCTGCCTCGATGGATGTACTTCCCGGTGCCCGCAAAGGCACCGATTTCTTTCGTGGGGCTAGGCCTCCTCGCTGCGCGCCTTTCAAGCGCAACGCTCACGACGTGGAAGACGAAGCCCTGGGAAGGGCCGTTTTCCTTTAAAGTCGAGGAGGGCATTGGTGGTGGAAACTCTTCCGATCTAAGTCGCCAAGTGCGGTGGAAATCGCATAAGGCGGTTGACTCTGGATCGTTGGAGCAGTGGGGCGG